TCGATCGCGGCATGCACCCGGATAGTCCGGGGCCTGCCGATGAGACGCGACGGCAAGCGAAACAAGGTACGGCTCGCCGACGTGCGGCTCGCGATAAACGACGCCATCCGCCCCGTGCCCGTAACTTCCCCGCCGAACATGCGGCCGATATCGCAACGGCAGATCGACCGCGTTCGGTTCAACGTTTGACAGAAAACCCTAATTCAGCACTAGGAGAATAACAATGCAGTATTCAGCAGAAACGAATGGTTCGACCAACGGAGCGGCACCGGCCGCCAACGGGATCGAGCAGATATCAGCAGCCGACGGCCTCGCCGTCATGCGGGACATGGACCGGAGCGGTAAGTTCTATTACATGCTGCCGGACGGAAGCGAGCGGCCCTGGGTCGCGTTCATCAAGGTCACAGGCGGCGACCTCGACTGCGAGATGTTCGAGGACAAGTACGACGCCGAAACATGGCTGACGACCGGCAGGAAGCCGGAGCCGAAGCCCTTCATACCCACATTCACCGAGCCCGAGACGGAAAAGCACTGGACGGAAGACCTCAAGGACGACTACGTTGCGCCGGAACGCCCGGCGGCGACCGAAGCATCGGTCAGGCTCCACGACCTTCATACAACGGCCAAAGCGATCAGCGACAATCTCGTGCCGACATTCGGAGAAACATTAAAAGTGTACGAATCAACCGCACTCGCGTTCGGCTTTCCGCCGGCCGTCGACGCCCTTATCACGAAAACGAACCTCGACGAACAGCGGACGGCGATGGTCCTCAACAGTTTCCGCGATGCCTACGCTCTCGCCGCCAAATGGCGCGAGACGGCGTTCGAGATAAACGTCAGCGATGCGACGCAAACTGACGAGATCGCGGAAGCCAAACGGCTCTACAAGATCGTCAAGGACGAGCGTATCAACGTCGAGAAGAAGCGAAAGCAGATCAAGGACGCACCCCTGCGGGAGTGCCAACTGATCGACGGCGTAGCGAACGTCTATAAAGACCTGCTCGGACCGATCGAATCACATCTCGAGAAGAATGCGAAGTTCGTCGAGCACCTGGAAGCCGAACGCAGGGCGAAACTCGCCGCGGAACGCCTCGAACTGTTGGCCGAGTTCGAAATAGGCCCCGGAATGTTCCCGAACCTCGGCGACATGACCGACGAAGCGTTCCAGATCACCTATGCCGGCGTCCGCGAACAGTACAACGCCCGCAAACTGCGTGAGGCCGAAGAACACCGGACCGCCGAGATCGAGAACGAACGCCTGCGGGCGGAGAACGAACGGCTCGCGAAAGAACGGGCGGAAGCCGAGGCACGCGAGGCCGAGCAGCGGGCGATCGCCGCCGAAGCACAGCGGAAACTCGACGAGGCAGAGGCCGAACGGCAGGCGAAGATCGCCGCCGAAGAGCAGGCCGCACGAGCAAAGGCACTCGCACCGGATAAGGAAAAGCTGATCGCGTTCGCCGACGAGATGGCGGCATGGAAGATTCCGGCAGTCACATCGCAAGAGGCCGTCGATATATTGGTGGCATTTACAGGGAACCTATCCAGAGTACTTGAGGATCTTCGCAAGGCGGCGAACGACCTCGTGGCGGATTCTGATTGCCCGTTCTAACCAGATTCCCGAGCTGCTGAACGGATGGCCGAAAGGCTCTCCGGCGGGAATGACCGGCGGCGGCAGACCGGATAACTGCCGTCGCCACAGTCAACTTTCAGCGGAAGGACAGCGATATGAGACCGATCACGGTATACGAACTCCAATCACTCAACCGCGAATGCACCGCGATTTATTGCCGGTACAAGGCCATCGCAGACCCGGCATCGGAAGAGGCTATGTACGCCGCCGCCGTCTATCTCGAAACGAGCAATCGGTTCAACCGGATGATGATCGAATACTGCGAGCAGTTTGAATTGCCGAAACCCGACGAGCCGTCGGCGGACACGATGGAGGTCAGTGATGCGGTCAACTAAAGCAACGAAAAACGGTGCGAGCCTGATCATCGGCACGATCTGTGCGGCGGGCCTCGCGTTCCTGGTCGCGGCTTTCTTTATGGCACAGCTGCTTTTGGATTGGAAATGACAGCACACGACCGATACATCACACGAACGCCGAAGGAATGGGACGCCGAGGAAGGCGACCTGACGGCAGAGGAAATAGCCGAACTGAAAGGCGAGGCGAAATACGAATCTCAGCGGGACGATGCACTGACGGAGGACTGATGAAGCCGGTAAAAACGCAGCCTAGATTTCAGTGCGATTTTTGTAAAAAACGTTCGACACGCTCCGTTATGGAGCTGCATGAACGCCGGTGCTATCGAAATCCAAACCGCTTTTGCGACGCCTGCGGAAATAAAGGCAGTGTCACGGTTTGGGTGAACGATGTCTGCGAAGGCTACGGAGGCTCATTTGAGCAGCCTTGTGAATACTGTGCAAAGTTCGACAGACAACAACTTGCAGAAATTGAAGCGAGAGAAAGGGGCGACGGTTGGACGGAAAACCAATGACCGAAACACCAAACATCAACATCGGCGCCGAGTTCACGATCCCCGGATTCGAATACATCAAGCAGCGTTTCGAGGTCAAGCGGATCGTCGGCGAGGTCGTTATCGCACACGACAAGAACGAGAAGATCGGCAACCGCCTTGCGTGGCCGATCTCGTATGGATTCAACGGCCGCTATCTGGAACGGGCGGCGAAGTGGGGAGATAAAGAATGTCAATAAAAGCAATGGAAATGTACACGGTCATTTGCGACCGTTGCGGAGCCGACGCGAACGCAGATGCGGATTATTCCTGCTGGAATGAGGAAGACGTAGCCCGAGACATGGCAATCGATGCCGATGATTGGCGGTTTATCGACGGCAAAGATTACTGCCATGCGTGCTTAGATTACGAAGTCGAAGCCGATGAATGGGTGCCGAAATTGGAGATTGTGAAATGACCGAAACAATCACAAAAACGCCGGACGAGCAGATCGCCGAGATACTTGGGCGATATTCCGTGACCGATCTCGTCGAGCAGACGGAAGACGACCTGCGGAAAGCCGACGAGCAGTTTTACAAGTCGGACTCGGTTATCCAGGTCGTCGAGCAAGGCAACGCAGGGCCGATGCGGTGGTGGAAGATCGTCTCGGGCGGGAAGCGGTATGAAGTGCGCCGTTTTCGCAACTTTGTCTTTTGCTCATGCCCGGCGTTCTTTTTCCACAAGCGGGCATGTAAGCATGTTTCGGCCACGACCGGCGTTCTATGCGAGTACTGCGGCGTTTCGGGGGCGAAGGTCGGGAAGCTTTGTTATGACTGCGACATGAACGCAGCAAGATTTAGACCAACAAACATAGGAGAAAGCAATGACTACATCACAAGCAATTGAACGCCGAACGAATGCGGCGGAGAAACTGGCAAACATACACGCCGTCGATTTCAACGGCAACAACAAACTCGCCCGCCTCAATATGCGGGAACTGAAAGAACTCGCCGAGATATTCGTCGCGTCGGGATCGTTTCAGGACATCAAGTCCGTCGCTCAGGCGCAGGTGAAGATCCTCACTGGTGCGGAACTCGGATTCTCACCAATTCAGTCGATGATTGGCGTTCACTTTTTCAACGGCAAGCCTTCGATCGGGGCGAATCTGATCGCGTCGCTCATCAAGGACAGCGGCAAATACGAGTACAAGATCACGGAACATACCGACCAGACCTGCTCGGTCCTTTTCTATCAACGCATCAACGACGAAATTAAATCGCTCGGGGCCGCAGTGACCTACACCTACGCCGACGCAACGAAAGCCGGACTGACAGGTAAGGATAACTGGAAAAAGTATCCGAAAGACATGCTTTTTGCCGCTTGCATCCGGCAAGGTGCGAGACGCTATTGCGCCGATATCCTGCGGGGCGTCACTGCCGAAGCTGACACCGCAACCGACATCGACGTGGATGCCCGCGTTATGGACGAGACGGCACTGCTCGAATCGGGCGATACGGTCAACACCGTCACCGGCGAGGTCATCGCCGAACCCCAAGACAGCGCCGACGCCGAAGCCGTCGATGCGGAGTACGACTCGAAACGCTTCGAGACGGTCGAATCGATCACCGCACTGCTCGACGTCAAGATCGGCGGGAAAGCCGACATCGACGCGTACATGGCCGGACGCACGCTCGAGACGATGACGTTCGACGAACTGATCAAGATGCAGGGCGATCTCGCAGCCCTATAAGGAGACAGATGACAAAGAAAGATGAAATGGCATTTCCATGTCAGAGCAGATGGGACGCCGGTAATGAATCGATGGATTTATACTCCGATGCCACGGGTTTAACCAAACGCGAATACTTCGCGGCAATGGCGATGCAGGGATTCGCTGCCGCACCCGAGGGAGAGAATACCACGATTGAGGGAGTCGCAAAATACTCGGTTAAATGGGCGGACGCTCTTATCGACGCACTGAACGCCGACAACACATAACAACATTCCGCTCCCGAACTTTTGACAAAGAGCTGCGGGCGTCGGGGGCGGTCTTAAATACGGGCGTCCGCAGCAAAAGAGTGAACAGGAGAAAATATGAACAAACGATACGTAATTTGCCGAACATATTCGGCGGGTGTTTTTGCAGGCTTTTTAGTTAGCCGCCAGGGTAAGGAAGTCGTGCTCGAAAACGCTCGACGCCTTTGGTATTGGGACGGAGCGGCATCGCTCTCTCAACTCGCAATGGAAGGCACCAAAAAGCCAAAAACATGTAAGTTCCCGATTGCCGTAGATCGGGTCGAACTTACCGAGGCGATCGAGATCCTCGACGTAACGCCCGAAGCTCAAAAATCAATTGAAGAGGTGCCTGTATGGGCCAGTTAGGCTACGGCGACGGCTCCGGCTACGGCTCCGGCGACGGCGACGGCTACGGCGACGGCTACGGCTCCGGCGACGGCGACGGCTACGGCGACGGCTACGGCTACGGCGACGGCTCCGGCTACGGCTCCGGCTACGGCGACGGCTACGGCTACGGCGACGGCTCCGGCGACGGCTAAATATCAACATCCCGTGCCGGTCTTCTTCAAAAGGCCGCGGGCGTTCGGCACGGTGTAGGGATTGGCGTCCGCGGCCATCCTCTCCTCCGGGGAAACTGGAAGGTCGGTGAAGTGACTAAGCCGGCCGATCTTTTACGAGGTGAATATTATGGACAAAAAAATAAAGGGAGTATTCGGGGCCGCCGCCATTTTGGGGATGATCTCCAGTGACATCGGCGCGACCGCCCACCGACGCAGTACGCACCAACCCAGCGAGCCGAGCGACTTCGCAAAACGCTCGAACGAGTTCAAGGCGTTATGCCGTCCGCGTTTGGTTTACCGATCGGGCAGGCCGTACATCAAACCGCGACCGAACAAAACGAGGATGACGATATGACACTACCAAGCAAAATGCAGCAGCTCGCCGATCGGATATATCCGGTCACGTTCATTGTTTTGGTCATCCTGACGCCGATCTTGGGCGTCGGGATATGGAAGAGGGCGAAATGAAAACATTCAGAGTTTGGGACATAGACGCCAAAGAATTTCGGTACGACTGCTTCCTCGAAAGCAATGGGACTCTATGGTTCAACGATTGCGGACGGATCGGGTCACTCGAACAGTCGAAGTTTGTCACCGCATTTGCGACCGGACTACACGACAAGAACGGCAAAGAGATTTATGAGGGCGACATCATCGTACATGACGAAAATGAGTCGGACATGATCGGCAAGGTGATCTTTTACCCTTCTTTCGGGTGGTCGGGTTATTGGAAGTATCGCTATCCGGCAGACGGCCAACGTACAGACTTTTTTTCGACTGCCACAATCGCTAGGCACAGTTTTGAGGATGGCAAGTGGTATTGGCGCACAGACATCCAGGTCATCGGCAACATCTACGAGCATGGTCATCTTCTGGAGGCGAAATGATCACCTACTTCATCATCACCGCCATCGTTTACGCCGTTCTCGCGGGGCTGATCATTCGCAAGCTCGAGAACAAGGTCACGGCACTGAAAGTGAGGTGTAAAGCCATCGCCCGCGAACGCGACGACCTGCTCGGCAAACTGAGCGACGCCGACGCCGCGAGGGTCGCATCGGCACGAGAATGGCCGGAGATTTTGACCCTAAATGATTGATTATGAAGGTATTTGAGCGTACAATATATTCGGGTCAAACAACCGTTGGAGCGGCTGCTGACCCTAACCAAATCAATCTGTTAAGGAGATCGAATATGGCTAAAAGCAAGCCTACCAAATCAGTTCCTGTAAACAAAATCTGTTGTGCCACCAATTGCGACGAACCTGCAAGCGCTCGCGATCGCTGTCGTCGCCATTATAAGCAACATTACCAAACCTTGAGCGATTGGTGCGCGGCCGATGGATGTGATCGCGGATCGATAGCCAGAAAGCTCTGCTCGCTTCATTACAGTCACTGGCAAAAGGCGAACGGCCCCCGTTGCCAAGTCGACGGATGTAAGTCCGGAGTAAATGGCTATGGACTGTGTTCGAGACATTATCAGTGGTGGCGCAAGAGTACGAAGCCGGGTTTTTCGGGCGTCCAGCCGCACGTCCAGCCATCCGTTTCATTAGCCGATCGGTTTTGGATGCGTGTAAAAAAAACGGACTCTTGCTGGCTCTGGACCGGCGGCACCAAGCCAAACGGATACCCCTACGTTACTTTCGAGAATCGTAAGATTTACGCTCACCGTGTTAGTTGGTTTCTGCATCACGGATACCATTCAAAACTTTTGATTTGCCATACGTGCGACGTTCGTACATGTGTCAATCCTAGCCATTTATTTGAAGGCACTCATAAAGATAATTTTGATGACATGGTTTCAAAAGGCCGAGGATTTTGGCAGAAAGGAAAATCGAAATGAAACGTTTTATCTCAGCATTCGCACTTGTCGCCCTGGTCGGCATCATCGCCCGGGCGTTTGGAGTATCGAGGAAATTATGAAGATGTGGTCGGGAACATACACGAAAACTTACAAAACGCCGCTCCCGCTCTTCGACGCGGCCGAGGCCGAGCGTCACGCCGCCGAGGGCATCGAACTCGCCGCAAAGCAGCGGGCATCGCTCGTCGTCGAGGCACGCGAGATCGCCGTCTCGATCGCCCGCCGAAAGGGCACGGTCAACGCCGACGACGTCGTCCGCGAAATGTGCGTGCTCGGGTACGGCGTCCACGCTCTCGGCAATGCGGCCGGAGCGATATTTCGCGATGCGCGGTTCACGTTCACCGGTGCCTACGTCCGCAGCGAGCGGGTCCACGGCAAGGGCAATCTTTTGAGGGTTTGGAAACTGAAATGACAACCCAAGCGGCAGTCGGCGAGATGGTCAACGCCGCTTTCAAATTTTACGGCGGATCGGGCGACGCGGGGGCGGTCGTGTTAGGGAACAGCGATTGGAGACAGACTATGAAAAATGTCGGCATTGCCGTTGATAATTACAAAATAAAGAAATTCAAAAAAGCATTAGGCGACCTCGGGTATACCGAAGTCGAGGTAAGTCCGCTCTTTGAAAACACATCCTTACTTAATGTTCAAGTGCCGGACGATAAGATTCACGACATTCATAAGCTCTGCATCAAGTTGCAGACCGACTTCAACCGATCAAATTAGGAGAATTTATGTCAAACGACCAACAAAAAATGTGCACAACGAGCGGGCGTCCAGTAGAGGAAGTCCGCGCAGACCAGACGGCGGAAACGGGACAGCATAAAGACTACATTGTGCTTTGTCCTGACGAGCGGGCTAAGGGATTCGTTCGGCCGTTTCGGAACAAGTATATCCACACCGGGCGGTCGCTCAAGGAGTGGGCATCAATAGACAGGATGCTTTCCGATGAAGAGAAGCTCAAACATTCTAATAAACCCTACGTTGCCGTGATGACGCAGATTGTGGGTGACGTTAAGGCTGGTACTTACGTTACTCAGGAGGAATTAGACGCTTGGAAAAACGGCGAAAGATTCGGGGGATGTGGCGTGGAAACCGTAATGGGCAACGCTTTATCTGAAACCTATGCCCGTGATCCGTCATTCTACGGCGCGACGTTTTGCGTCGGATGTAACAGGCACTTGCCAGTTGCCGAGTTCGTTTGGTCACAAGACGGCGAACAGGTAGGAAGCTGAAACAAGGAAACTATGAAACTTGCAATATATCTGGCCGGTCCCATAACGGGGTTAGACGAGGCCGAGGCGTTCGAGGCGTTCGCATTGGCCGAGCGTTTTATCACCGACAAAGGCCACGAGCCGCTCAATCCGATGAAGCTCGTCGATCAGGCGGGCGATCGGGCGTATGAGGAATATCTGCTCGACGCCCTCGAGATCGTGCTGACGTCGGCCCAGGCACTGTATATGCTCGACGGCTGGCGATCGAGCCTCGGGGCACGTATCGAACACGCGATCGCCGTCGAAAAGAAACTGCCGATCTTTTATCAAGGCTCGGAGATATGGGATTGATGAAATCAACACGATTCGAAGATCTGCCCGCGAGCCGGGTTTGCAATCAATGCGGTGTCGAGAAGATGCGCGAGGACATGATCATTCAATTTCATAAATCCACAAAGGTCTATTACTTCCGGCCTCGCTGCAAAGACTGCAACAACATGGCGGAACGCGGGCACCGCCGCGAATACAAACGGAAATATCTCCGCACCTGGAGAAAACGGAACGCCGCGGTGAACGAAAGCTACTGGAAGGGAAATGAGGACGTCCGCGAGGCTGCCCGCGTTCGTGCGGCGAACCGCAGCCGGGAAGAGAATGACGCGATCGCGATCCAGCGGCGTCTACGGAACCACGGCGAAAGCGTCACGATCGGCGAAGCCCGCGAACTGCTCGCCCTTTACGGCCGCTGCTATCCGACGCGATTCGGATTGACCGGAAAGGGACTGAGACGTTGCGAACAGATCCGAAGCCGATTGAGAAACAAGGTCGAAAAACGCGGTGCTACCAAACAGCAATGGGACCGACGACGGATGCTTTCGAGCTTTGAGATCCGCGTCATGGTCTACGAGGAGAGCGAAGAGGAGTCCGGGCTCGTCATTCCGCCGGACGAGCAGCCGATCCCATATCAAAAGGCAGCCGAACGCCTTAGAAACTGGCACAGGGACCGCCGCTCGCTCAGTGCGGCCGCGGGCATGGCGGTGACGCAATGACAAAGCTGACGCCGTTCGTGGCGGCGATCGACCCCGGCACCAATACCGGCCTCGCTATCTGGTCTCGAGCGGACGACCGCATCATTCACTGGTGCAAGAAAGATTTTGTGACGGCGATCGAGTTCATTGAAAACACATTCGGCGGGCGAAAGGGCGACGTTCGGATATTCGTCGAGCATCCCGGCCGCTTCGTTTACGCCCGCAACGCCGACATGATGAGCAGCGTTCGCGAGGACCTGATATCGAAAGCCGGCGGCAATCGACGCGAGGGCGAGCTGCTGGCAAAGATGCTTATCGCAAAGGGTTTTGACGTGCGACTCGTGCCGCCGGTAAGGGAAACGAAGTGGGACCAGAAGCGGTTCGAATTGTTCACGAGGTCGAGGAAACGGGCGACGCAGGACGAACGCGACGCGGTCAGATTGGCAGTGTATTACGCGAATAAAAAATAGGAGAAAAACAAATGTCAGAAGCAGCAGTGAAAGAAGGTAAACCGATCGGCAAGGCAGCCATGATCGACGTGGCGAAGATGGACGAGCTCAAGCAGCTCGGCTGGCGGACGGAGAAACTCGGGAGCGGGTGGTCGGCCTACGAGATCAACGGCGATCGGCGTATCGGCCCGGCGAGGTCGCTCGCGGCCCTGCATACGGCCGTTCTGCTCGAGACGGGCAATAAATTCGAACTGCCGGCGGTCGTGAATGATGTCGATGCGGCCGCGGGCGATGTCGAGCTCGAGGAGAATTCGAAGGGCGAACGCTATCTGCCCGGCACGGCGCCGATCGTCAACCAGGAACTCGCCGCGGCGATCGGGAAATACCACGCGATCAAAACAGACCGTGTCGGCCTGACCAACAAGGAAAAAGAGGCTAAGGACGAACTTATCGCCCTTTGTCACATTCACGAAAAACTGTTCGTCCCCGATCCCGACAACGACGACGCCAAGATCTACCGGGCAGGCGATCTCGTCGTCCGCGTCTCGGTCAAGAAAACCGAAGAGGTCAAGACGGAGATCGCGACGAGCGAGGACTAGATTTCAGCCCTTCCCGGGCAACGCGACAAGCCACGCGACGATGGCAAACCCGCCGAGGCGGTAATTCAAACCAAAGGGATTCGTCAAATGAAATAAACCACACTTGTTAGGTTTTTGATGTAGCAAAGCGGGCGGCTGTTGAACCTAAGAGACCCGGCATCCGTCCGCTGCTATCCCCAAGGAAATTATGAACCACGAATGCTGCAACGAAATCTGTCCATTGACCTTCTGCGATATGGCCTTGCCGCTTTGCACCGCTGACGCTGACACGCGTTTCGCCGTTCAGAGGTATGACAGGCAGGCCCGCGAGGAAGCGGAACAACAGAGGGCGAATAAACGCGAAGAATATCCGAAAGCGGTCATCAGGCACGCGAAACGGCCCGAGGTCGCAGCATTAGGGCTGCGGAAGTACGACCGGCGGGTTACGCGGGGAATGGGAATTCGATGAAGAAAACGGAACTGACCGAACGATCGATACAGACCGTTGTGTACCGATATTGTGCGTTTATGAAGAGCCATCGTATCGTCGTCCCGAATTCATGTTTATTCGCTTGGGAAGCCGATATGTTAAGTGTCACTCGGTCGGGCCGCATTCATGAATTCGAGATCAAAGTAACGAGGTCGGATTTTGCTGCCGACAAGAAGAAGAAAAGGTCGAAGCTTTTGCTCGATCCGTTCGTCACGAACTGGGGCACGCGGAGCGAAGTATCTCGACCCAATTTCTTTCATTATGTCGTCCCGGAGAAGATGGTCGCGGCCGACGAAGTGCCGGAATATGCCGGACTTATGTATATACGGGAAGAAAGCCGATTTCCGGTCGTGGTCAAAGACCCGAGATTATTACACAAAGGCAAGATCGAAGACCGTCAAATAACACAGTTGACGGCATCGCTCGCGGCCCGATTTTGGCAATATCGCCTGAAAGACGAAAAGGTATGAAAGACGAAAAGACCGATAAACGATCAACTGCCGCGACCCGGTGGGCTGAATGGCGGGAACTCAAACGCCAGACGGACCAGGCAAAGCGGCGAGGCAACATGGCGTATGCACAGTTTGTTCGCGTCGAGCGGGCGAAACTCGGGCTAAAGAAATACGACAGGCGAAGGAAATTTGCGAGGGTATGAACGACGCTTTCGAGATCAAACAAGGTGACTGCCTGCAAGTGCTGAAAACGCTTGAGAGCGAATCCGTGCAGATGTGCGTGACAAGTCCGCCGTATTTCGGATTACGTGATTACAACGTGGACGGGCAGATCGGCCTCGAAGCTACGCCCGCACTGTTTGTCGCAAAGATGGTCGAGGTATTCGAGGAAGTCCGCCGCGTGCTGAAACCGGACGGGACTTGTTGGATAAATCTTGGGGACTCATACAATGCCAACCAAGGGGCGGGCTTTAACGCTCATTCGCGGACGCGGCCGCATTTATCAGGCGAGGGTATAGGGCAAAAACGCATCGATGAGGCGAATCGAAATACGGTTCGCAAAAATCTGCCAGGGATCAAGCCGAAGGATCTGCTCGGCATTCCCTGGCGTGTCGCGTTCGCCTTGCAGGAAGCGGGCTGGTGGCTTCGGCAGGACATCATCTGGTCAAAGCCCAATCCGATGCCGGAGAGCGTCACGGATCGTTGTACGAAGGCGCATGAATATCTGTTCCTGCTGACGAAATCCGCGAAATATTACTACGACAATGAGGCGATAAAAGAGCCAAGCGTTGACCCGATTGGAACTGCGAAGCGGTATGAGTCACCGTTTTGGGAAAATGGCAAGCATCAATCGGGCGGGTATTCTGTGAATGGAGCAAAGCATACAGCAGGAATGAAAGTAATGCCGACATCGAACCGCGACCGATCATTGCCGCGAAACCGCAACGGCATTACCGGATCGCTGGACAAGAAACCTCTGGAACTTGGCGAAAAAGGTAAGCAGGCCGATGCGACCACTGATCGGCAATCCGCCTCTGGTCGAATGGGCAGAGGTGCCGGATGGCGTGATGACCCAGACAACTACGTTGCAACACGCAATAAACGCTCCGTCTGGACTGTCACGACGCAGCCGTACAGTGAGGCCCATTTCGCCACATTCCCGCCGAAGCTGATCGAGCCGTGCATCCTCGCCGGTTCACGCGAGGGCGATATCGTTCTCGACCCGTTCAACGGATCCGGAACTTCCGGAATGGTCGCTTTGCAGCATCGCCGACGCTATCTCGGCATCGAACTCAACCTAGACTACATCGCCCTGTCGGAGAAACGACTGAGCGAGATACAGGTGAAATTATTTTGAACGACGACACACCCAACTCAATGGTGATCGACCGCACCGTCGAGCGTATCAAGGCCGGTAAGACGACGATGCACGTGTCCTTTGAAGGCTGCTATAACTGCGGCGTCATGCGCTCGACCGGCTTTCAGCAATCGGCCATCGGACGCCTTGAGATCGGCGGGAAAACGACGGTCGTGCTGGGTTGGATCTGTGACGTGTGCTGGGAGCCGGAGTTGTTTTAAGGGAATGAAACCGGGCGAAGGAAATTCGAAATTTAAGGACAATGGCAAACGATAACTGGTGGTTCAAGTTCGACTGGGAAGAATGGCGGGGCGATACGGACCTCGGACGATGCTCGCTCGAATCCCAAGGATTCTGGATCAGATGCATCTGCGCAATGCACGCCGCCGAGGTCGCCGAACTCGCGGGGACGCCTCACGAATTGGCCCGGCTGATCGGATGTTTCCCTGACGAATTGATGCGATGTTTGCTCGAATTAAAAAAGAACAATGCAGCCGATGTAATAATTGGTAATGGTTTTGTAAGTGTCGTGTCACGTCGCCGCCAAAGAGAACTTAAAGCCAAAGAATACAATAGGTTACAAGTACAGGCACATCGCCAGAAAGTTAAATGTAATGACGATGTAATTGTACAGAGTAAGAGTAAGAGTAAGAAGAAAGAAAAAGAAGAGGAATTAAGAGAGGCGTCGGCTTCGCCTCCGCCCGCCCCCGAAACCTCCGACACGCTCGAGCATCATCCGCTCATCAGCGGCATCAACGCAGTCGCCGGCCGCTACCCGCCGAAAGAGATCTGGGACGATCTGACCGGACAGGTCGGAGCGAACGTCGATCAGGTGAAACTCAAGACCTGTTTCACGAAATGGCGGGCACGCGGATTCAACCCGCAGAACTTTCAGGGGTGGGCCGTGGACTGGTATCTGCACGGCATACCCAAGATCAACGCAATGGAGAAACGCAGCAATGGAACAACTCAGCCCAAGACTTTCAGACAGCAACGCAATGACGAGGCCAAGCGAGAAGGCGAATTCCTTGAACAGCTTCGACGATCTGTCGCCAACGGAACAACAGGCATACCTGGCAACGACCCTGCTGATAGTCAGCGACGCCTTCTCGCTGGCGTCACAGATGCCGACCCTGGATGAAAAGGCGAACATGGCCCGAGCGTGGTCGCGGCATCTGTCAGGAGTCGTGCCTCGCGGATACCTTCAGCGGGCATTCAAGTTCGCGGCAGTCAACAAGAGCGGCGGATTTCCGGTGACCGCCTACGACATGAAGGATGCGTGGGAACGGATCAAGGAACAGATCGACGCCGAAATCGACTCGCTGCATCGCGAGGCGTGGGACCTCGAAGACAGCATCCGCAACGCCGCATACTGGCTCAACGGCTTCAATGAGGAATTCCATCACTGCGACGGATCGACAAGCCACATCAGATGCCGGGAACGGTTCGCGAAGGACCAGAAACTGTTCGACGTCGATGTGCGGGACGAGCGAGCGAGACTCGACGCCATAAATGCCAAGATCGAGAGGCTGCGAAATGGAACGAATTGAAATGACGGGCCGCCAGGTGCTCGAAAACCTGCGGCAGATGTTCGAGGACGGCGATCTCGAAAGCCGTAATTTTTCTCAATGCCCGAACTGCCTGGATACCGGATTCGAGCGGGTGCGATATTGCCAACCGAACGGCAAATGGTACGAAGGTGTGATCAAGGCGGTCCACTGCTGCAACTACTGGAGCCGCCGATTGCAGAACGATATCGGGCAGGGACGGAAGCAACTTTAGGAGAAGAATATGAACAAAAGAGACGAATTGATTAAAAAGGCAAAAGAGTTTTGGGCTGAACAAGCGAATCGGCCCGCAGGACGATCTAGCACAAGAGCGGAAGCAATGGCGGACTTCGCCCTCTCCCTCGAAGCAAAAGACGAGTGGCCGCAGAAAGGGGACAAATATTGGCATTTAACGTCTGATGATTATCTGTGGGATACGTGGGACGCGGATGAATGTGATGAGAACCGAGCAATGCGGGGTATTTATCGCACCAAAGCAAAAGCCAACCTAGCCGACCGCCAACACATCGCCCGAACTGCCATCCATCGGTGGATCGAGGAGAAGGCGGAGAGGGTGGATTGGGGTAGCAGGGCGTACAAATTTAGTCCGTTTTTCAATTCTAAATGCGGTGCGTGGTCTCGCAGTGAATTTGTGCATTCTTACGTGCCTGATTGGTTTTATGTCGGCACGATCGAGGACTACAACCGAATGATGTCCGAGAACGCACAGCACTTTGAGGTGCTGAAGGAGGGGATGTAAATGCCTTTAGAACATAACGGATTAGTGAAATTGGCCGAGGAATGCGGCGAACTTGTACAAGCGGCAATGAAGCGAATTGCTCGCTCAGACGGCGAGGACGTTCATTGGGACGGCTCAAATCTGAAAGAGCGGCTTGAGGACGAAATAGCGGACGTTTTGGCTGCCGCGACCGTGGTGCAGATGCTCTGGCATCTCGATATCGTCCGGATCGACGAGCGGCTCATGCGTAAAGTCGAACTATTTCATTACTGGCATAACGGCGGTACTGAGATTGCCATACCAGACGGCAAGGACGTGCTGAAGGAGGGGGAATGATTATCTTGCAGCACGAAATTTCAAACAACCGGCCTTGTACTGTGTGCAAGAAAATAGGGTGGCCGTTCTATCGCGGTAGCGATCGAAAAACTTATTGTGAGGACTGCGCCGCTCAATTAGCAAAAGGCGTGGGTTACAGGTTTGGACGGATCGGCTCTCAGCACATCGAATATTGTCGGCGGTGCAAAGGCACAGGAATGGAGAAAATTAATGGAGCATAGAATTAGACAAGCGAAAGAACAAGAAACGAAACACGACGTAGATTGTGACTGCGGTATTTGCCAATACTGCAGCGGCACTGAGGATGTTTACGGCAACTCTACCGCACCCATCAAGATCGCTAATCTCGAAGCCGAAATCGCCCATCTCCGCGAGAAGCTGGCGGCGGCGGAAAAACTACTCCGAGAAGCCGTTGAGCCGGGCGTTTTTGGTATCCAAGATCGCTCACGTATTTCTGCCCCTGAAGATGAAATGATTCGTGAACTTGGGCTGCAGATCGGTTTTGGAGCATTGATGGATTCTGCCAGTCGAATGTGGGCTATCGTGGCGGAACAAGATGGTCATCCCGGTTCGGAGTTTGTGGTTTCGGCGTGTGCCACTACTCAGAAAAAATGGGTTGCTCAAGTGGAAGAATTGCTCGCCATCATCGACGGCAAGGAGGAAACAAATGCCTAACAAACCACTAATTCTATCGCTCGAGAACGCCGTCCGGACCGCCGTGGTCGGGGCATTCGCTCTCGGTATCATCATCGGGGCCGCGATCGCGTGTGCTTTGAGCCGCTGACTTGTGCCGCTCGTGTAAAATGGGATCAGGCATGGCCGGCACGCTGACCGGACAGACATTTTGAAGCAAGACTTGCGTTATGCCAAAAAAAGCGACATCTGTAACAAAACAGGTTACACATCCTAATAAAATTGCGCGTGTCAAAGACGTCCGGCGCCGTCAGATATTCCTGGAAACCCTCAAAACCAACGGCGGTAACGTTTCCAAGGCCCTTGCCGCCGCCAAACTTCCGCGCAAGACCGCCTACTACCACTTCAACACCGATCCGGAGTTCAGTCAGCAATGGCTCGACGCCCTCGAGATCGGCTATGACGAACTTTGGGAAGAGGCCCGGCACCGTGCGACCGAAGGCGACAAGGTCGTAACGTCCAACCGCGACGGAAGCATGACGGTCGAGTACCGCAAGAGCGATACGCTGCTGATATTTTTGATGAAGCAGGGCGAGGCTCAAAAGAAATGGCGGAACCGGATCATCCAGGCGGGCAACATCGCCCTCGAGACCGTCCGCACCGCCGGCGAAGAGCAAGGGCTGACCAACGAGCAGATCGAAGCGATCCAGAACATCATGACGCTGAAATTCGAGGCCATCCAACTGATCTGATGCAAAACCAATACGCTGAAAACCTGCGAGAAGCACTCATGCCCGGCGGCGTCCAGACGCTCGGGTCGTCGGTCAAACGGGTCACGCACGGCGACATCCTCGGCCGGACGCAGAAACTCACCGACCTGGTCGCGCAAGGCTGGAAGCCGACGTACACGGCACTGTTCGGGGCCGACCTGGTCGACGCCCTTGCCCCGCACCACGAAGAGGCGATCGAATGGCACTGGCAGGCGAGGATCGATCTGCTCGAAGGCCGGACGCCCGATTATTGGGCGTATTTCCCGATCTGGTCACGCGGGCACATGAAATCGACGATTGCCCGCCGGATAGCGGTCGTCGAGGCGGTACTTTCGTTCGCCTACGGCGAGCCGGCGTATATTCTCTACGTCTCGCGCAACTCGGCGATGGCGAAGAAACACGCCCTGTCGATCGAGAACCTGCTTGCGAGCCGCGGCGTCAGGCAGTATTGCCCGCAGCTCTCTGAGGTCAAGCGTAACGTGCAGGGATCGTCGCGCGGCTGGCAGGCGACGTTCCTGAATACCGAGGCGGGCATCTACCATTTCGGCGGACTCGACGAAGGCATGGCGGGCGGCAACGTTGACGATGTACGCCCGACGGCGATATTCCTCGACGACATCGACGGCCGCGAGGACTCGCCGGTCGTGGCCGATGGGCGGTTCAACAAGCTCACCAACGAAGTGCTGCCGATGCGTCAGGCGAACACGCTGGTCTTTTACCCGCAGAACCTGATCAGCCGGTACTCGACACAGTACAGGATCCAGAGCGAACAGGCCCGCGTGCTGACGAACAGAAAGCCGACCGAGCCCATCCCGGCGGTGATCGGCCTCAAGACCGAAGAGCGGACCGTCGGCGGGATCATCCAGGACATCATCGTCGGCGGCGAACCGACGTGGCACAAGTACGACCTCGAACGCTGCCAGGAAGAGATCAATACGATCGGACTGCCGGCCTTTCTCAGGGAATGCCAGCATATCGTGGACGAATCGCACGAGGGCATGATGATCCACACCTACCACGACGCCGTCCACGTCATCAGCGAATCGGAGTTCGGTGCCGTTTACGGCAGCCCGGACGCGTGGAAGACGTTCTACAAGGTGCCCTTCAACGACTGGTCAAGGACCAATACGAAGCAACACGCGAATGTCGCAGGCTACGCCGCCGTGTCGTCGCAGAACAGCCGACTGCCGGGCCTGACATTCTGGATACCGCTCTCGTTCCCCGCCAACGCCATGCCGGAGGATGTCGCCGAACGGCTGCTCTCGCTGCTGACGCCCTACGCATACGGCGAGAACGGCTCGAGCGTGACCTGGAAGCAACTGATCCGCGACGCCCATCACAGGGCGAACGCCGGGCAGCACTTCGACACGCTCGCCCAGCGTGTCGAATACGAACGCTCGCACATCAAGGCGGTCGTGCCGAAGTATTCCCGTCCGGTCCTGCAACAGTACAGGGTCCGGCTCGGTGCCATGTCGCACTCGGAAGATACGGTCCGGACGATATTCAACGACGTGTTCGGGTTCAATTTTCAGCCGGCCAATCCCGGCAAACTCGACTGCGTGGAAGATATCTGCCAGGCCTTCAAGATCGACTGGAAGGGCCGGCACCCGTTCCGGAACGAAAAGGGCTACACCCGCTCGTTCATTATCGCCCCGGACGACAAGACGAAGCCGCCGCGGGACGTGAACGGAAAGGCCGTCTATCCGCCGAAACCGTATCCGAAGGCACTGCGGCCCGACGAATTGAGCGACAGCGACCGGATGCGGTACCAGTTGAGCAACTGGCGGTACGCCGAACCCGTGCTGACGAAGACCGGCGAGCGGACGGACGAGCCGCTGAAATTGAACGACGACTTCGGGCAGGCGATGCAGATGATCTTTTTCAAGAGGCTTTTGACCAACATCAAACTCGATGCCGGCGAGCTCGAGGAACTTTCGATCCCGCCGACGTTCCGGCTCGACGCGATCAACGCGGCGAAGGACGAGATGACCGAGCAGGAATTCGGGCAAGCCCTGATCACACGGCAGGCGAAGCTGACGATCCCGAAGATCATCAGCGGGCAGAGCAAGCCGAAAGGCAGGTTTAGTAAATTTAAGCGATAGGAGAATACTATGAGTTTATTGGCATACGCAGAACAGGAACTAAACGCATTCGGCTATACCCCGACGGATGAAGAGGGGCCGAATAAATGGATGAGGGCAAATGTATTGGAACTTATCAAGGTGTTTGCCCAGCAAGGGCATTCAGGCTCATCCGCACCCCATTGCGTCGGATTATTTACCAAACTGGCGAATTACGAACCACTTTTGCCTGTCGAGGATGAAGGTTGGGTCGAGGTTGGCGATGGAGTATTACAAAATCAGCGGTGTTCGGCTTTATTCAAGAATCTAAGCGAATCAGACAAGGCACATTATTTAGATGCGATCATTTGGGAAGACGAAAAAGGTCTGACGTGGAGTGGGCTTGCTTTGTTGCCTGACGGGACGAAGATAGGGTCTAGTCAATACGTCAAATTTCCGTTCATACCCAAGACGTTTTACGTAAAAGTGCGGTCGGTTGAGGTTGCACCCGATGATTGGGAATTTTATGTTGCTGATCCGTCAGCCCTAGACGCCGTAGCTGAATATTACGACGTGGAATTTAAGCGATAATTATGTCACTAGAAGAATACGAACAAGCATACAATTCAACGGGTTACGGACCGATGGCATTGACCGAAGCGACCCGCAGGTTGATTGCCGCGGCCCAAGCAAAAGCAGACCGCGAAAACAAGTGGTTTGCAACCCATTTTCCCGCGATTATTACAGTTGACGCCCCGACCGGTGACCGGATTTACGCGGTAAATTTCAAAGGGATCATCGACGATATGTTGCACGGCTCGACCTACGAAAATGCCGTTAAAAAGAACTCAGCGACAGTAACAGGACTTATTGGAAAATGAAGAGAAAGATCATATGTGGACAAAACAAGAAAAACAGCGATACGAACTTCACCTTGAAAAGCATTGGACGCAGGACGGCAGGCGCATAGAGCATCTTTCAGGTTGCCCTCAATGCGGGGAATTGTCAGCACGAAGAGTATGGCCATACAAGGATTCGCCGTACTGGTGTCCGTGCGGATATGGGAAAATTGCGGCGGCAGGACGCCGTATTCCCCTGGTAGCAACGTAAAACCTCAATGTCCGCAAATTTAATATTTGATTTCGCCGTCAAAGTGTGAATAATGTGTACTGTCAGGCAACCAGCCTGACGTTCTCCGTTCTTCGCTTGCTCGACAGGCCGTAATTATGAACTTGCTAGTGTTCATATCGTTCGTCGCAGGGTTATTCGCAGGGGCCTTTGGCTCTTTCGTGTATTTCCATGCGATCAACTACGGCCTGCTCGTCCAAACCGATGCCGAGCGGAAGCGATGGATCAACAAGGCCCTCGTTCGCGACGGACAGGCCAAGTTATTCCCGGAGACGGCGATCGAACCCGGCATTGAGGCCGAACCCGCACCCAAAGGAATGCCGATGGCCATAGCCTCGCCGTTCCGACGCGGCAAGATGGCACTGGCGGACGCCGCCAGAGACGACGCACGGCGCGAAGCGGGCAGCTACCTGCCGCCGGACGTTAGAGACAGCATCCGCGAGGCCGCGGAAAAGGCGAAGAGTAACGGCACAGCATGAACCGATCGCCCGTATCCCAACCCATCTCAGCCCTTCCGCCGGATGCCGACGCAAGGGCGCTCGTGCCGATCGACAACGAGGCCGAGAACGCCGACGTCTCAAAATTCACGCAATCGGACGGGTTCAAGGAGTTCCTGAACAAGATCGCCGACCACGCGACACGCCAATCAAACAGCCCGGCACAATGGGAACGCCGCCGCAAAGCCGTCACGCTCCGGAAATACATACTCGGCTACTACTACGGCATCTACGACAAGTCACGCGGTTTCATCTCAGGCAAGACCGAAGGCGATGGGATCTACTTCGACCCGCAGACGCCGACCGCGATCGATAACCTGGTCGCATCGCTGACCAAGACCAAACCCCAAAAGAAATGCGAATCACGCTCCGGCGAAGAGCGGATCGACAAACGCGAGGCCGCCCGCGTCGCCCAAATGCTCCTGCAAATGGACGACGACCAGGACTTTACACCGATCAGGCAGCAACGCGAATGGAAATGGAACCTGCTCGCCGCCGGCGAGACCTACCGGATCACGTACTTCAACACGAACAAGCGCGGATGCGGGATCGACAAGCCCGTATTTGAGCATCAGACGATCGAAGGCGGCGATACCGCCTACCATTGCCCGCTATGCGACTCGACCGGCTCGGATGAGGCCGGTAAGTGCCCGAAATGCGGCAACCCGCAGCTCGATGAGTACAAAGTCCTCGGGACGACCATCGCGGTCAACAAGGGCTCGGAGTACCAACAGGTCGGGGATTGCGATTGGGACGTGCCTGATGCTCTTGAAATGACGGTCATCGGCGAGACCGACGAGATCGCCGACGCACTGGTCGTGCTTCGCGACCGGATGATACCGCGATGCGTTCTCGAAGACGCCCTGGGCATCTCCGACCTGCCGCGGACCGACGTACCCGACGCACTCAGCTACAAACAGCTATTCGACAGCAAGGATTCGGCCAACAAGGGCGACATGCCCGCGTTCGAACCGCTCCATTATCAGGAACTCTGGGTGTCTCCGGCGGTCATCGCATCCTACAAGTTCCCGTCCGACACGGCAATGCACGGCGGCAAGGTCGCAAAGGCCACCAAAGCCAAAGAAATGTTCCCGAACGGGCTCTATTTCAGCCGGATCAAGAAGCGTATCTGCGAAGTGTTCCCGCAAAGCATCGGCGAAGTGCTGACGCACGCCGTCAACTCGCTCGGCGAGAGTTTCCACGGACAAGGCGAATGGGACCTGATCGAATTGCAGGATCAGGCGACCGAGGCCAAGTCGATGAAGATGAACTCGATGCTGCTCGACTCGACGCAGCCGCTCATCATCCGCGAAGGCTATATCGACACCGAGAACTTCGAGAACAAGTTCGGCCTGATCGTGCCCGTCAGCCAGGACTATCCAATAGAGGCCGGGCCGAACAACCTCATGTGGCGCATTCCCGCCGGCCGTGCCCCGCAGGAAGCGTACTCGCTCGGCGAAGAGATCAAGGGCGAGATACAGCAGCGTGAAGGCACGTTCTCGACGCAATCGGACGCTCCGGACGTAAAAGCGATGGGTACCGCGACAGGGATCGCCGCCATCCAGCAGCAGGCACTCGGACGCCGCGGCCCCGCATTGCAGCTTTACGCCCAGATGGAGGTCGAACAGGCCTATCAGAAACTCGAACTCCGGCAGAAATACTGGTGCAAGAAAATGTACGACCCGATCGCCAAACAGATCGGCGGCGACTCGATCAAGTGGTTCATGGAGTGCAATATCCGGCAGGATATCAACATCTCGGTCGTGCCCGGAAGCTGGATGCCGCAGACGACCGCCGAAAAGCAGGACGGGCTGAAAGCATTCCTCGAGATCGGCGGGCAGATAATCGCCGCCAAGGGCGACCCGAAACTGATGGACGAAGTTCTCCGGAAGGCGAACGACCTGTTCGGAGCGGGCATCGACTTCGGCAACTACGAGACGGAAAGCATCGAGGCACAGTTACGGCTCGACAAGATCCGCGACATCGCAAGCTTTATCGAATCGCAGTTCGGAGAGTACCTGTACGCCCCGGACGGTACGATCAGCGATCAGGCGATAATGCTCGCCTATCAGCAGGCCGCCCAGATACTCAAGGTCGTACACGTCACATCGGACGCCGCGGACATATTCGCGAACCTTCCGATCGACGTCATGTTCGACACGCACTCGGAATTCGAGAACGCCTACGTTGACTGGCTCAAGACCTCGGAAGGCCGGGCCGCATCGGAATTTACGCGGACGCTGGTCCGCCAACTTGCCGATTACCACGTTCAGGCCGAGACCTACCGCCAGTTAAAGCTCAAACAGTACGCGAACGTCACGCAGTTGCCCGACCTGCAGGCGAACCTGGTCGAGAACGACGCGATGAACTCGCAGGCACAGGATCACGCCGCGCAAGCCGCCGAGCAGATGGCCGCGACCGCACCGCCGAACGCCGAGCCGTATCCGCCGCACCCGATGCAGAAGGTGTCGGAGACGATAAATTACAAGGACGCCCCGGACGCGATCAAACGCCAGATCGAGGCGGCCGCAGGCATGCAGCCCGCGTATAACGCCGTAACACCGCCGGAAATGCCCGAACAGGACAAGATCGCCGCGGCACAGGATCACGCGACGAGCCATAAACTGCTCGATCTCGCGGACAAGCAGGCACAGCGGGAACACGACCTGCGGAAAACACAGGATCAGACGCCGGAGACGGCGCCGAAAGCCCATCATTCGGTGAAGCTTGGGTAACGACGATATATGCCGACCGACAGGCCGATCAAAATATTGAGACCGTCCAACGTGCCCGCCGACACCGCGAAGACGCTGAAAGAGGCGGCGATGCAGTTGACGGGACAATCGAACAGGACGAACACGCTACTGGTCGACGTGCTTGTGGACGTGCTCGCAAGATTGGAGAGGCTGGAAACGGCCCACGAACAGAAATGCAGGCAGGCGGCCTGATTGACTTGAAAACTAAATACGACTTTCAGGCCGTGTAACGCAAGTTATCCGGCCACCAACGAAGCCAAAAGACCCGTCACGGAGAACTAGCCGTGCGATCCTTTTGGCTTTTTTCTTTTGCTCGACACCGTCCGGCCCGGTCAATGGCTGCGTACCAAAATATGAGCGACATACTAGCAGATCCGATGCCTGATGCAGCCGACGGCGGAAGCATCGACATCAGCCCCGACGTAAGCGGAGACTCGTCATCTCCCGACACCGGCATGACCGATACGGATGTATTTGCCGATGTCGATTTCGACGCGACCTTTGGCTTGACGGCAGACCAACAATCCACCGGCAAGCAAGACCCCAATGACGTACCAACGGCCACTGACCCGCCGATCTCTCGTCAAGATGCAGAGGTTAAGACAGGCGACGAAGCACCGAGCAAGGGCGACACGCCCGAACCCGATGCAGCGAAAGCCGACACCGCAAAAGACGACCAGTTCGCCCTTAACGAGAAGCTGAATTGGGATGACGACAAGGTACCGTTCCGCGAGGAATTCAAAAACCTCAAGAGCGAGTACATGAAGCTGCTCTCGAACAGCGTCGAAGCCCAATACATCAGCGATCCGATGGGATTCGCGAACTGGATGAAAGAAGCAAGCCCGACATCGTTCAACGAGGTCGGAGGGATACTCGCAACCGAATCGGCACAGGCCCATCCGAAAGAATGGATCGAGTTTTTCGCCAAGAACAACCCCGACATACTGGCCCAGGTCGCCAGCGGACGGGAAGACATAACGGCGGACAGGCTCAAGGCCGAGTTATCGGTATTACTCGACGACGACGACCCGGATGTTGAGGCCGCACTCGAAAAGAGCAAGGCCGCAGCCGCCGAACAGCCGAAAGCCGAGGAAACGCCCGAACAGAAGGAGATCCGCGAATGGCGCGAACAGCGTCAGCGGGAAGAATTCACGAAGGTGACAAGCGAAGTGTTCCAGCCGATCGAGCGTGCCGTCGATTCGCTTGTTTCAGAGGCAGGCCTTGAGGTCAACTTAGCGGATTACGCCGACAAGAATTTCAGCGAGCTCGACCCAGAGACCCAGTTCAAGGTGATGGTCAACGAAATGCTTCCGTCATGGATAGATTTCCGGATCAAACAGGACCCGAAACTGGTCGCAATGCAGTCACGGCTTGAGGGCTTTATCAGAGCCAAGGACGTCACGTCCGCCAAGTCGCTGCAACACCCGGCAAAGATAGCGACGACGAATTTCGTCAACGAATTCTTGAGCCTCATTACCGGGATGAAAGCCAAAGCCGCGGAATCCGTAACGACGCCTCCGGCCAAAGATAGCCCCAGACCGATAGTCAAGTCCGCAGGTGCGGGCAGCTCGGCCGCCCAATCACCCGTCACGGGAATGCCCACGAAGGACGAATGGGCAGTGACCGAGGAAGACCTGTTCGGCAGGGGGTAAGGAGAAAACGTCATGGGAGATACAGTATCGACTCTCAATTCACTCATGGGCGAGAAATTCAGCCCGATCGTCAACCGATCGTTTCACAACGAAGCGATCCTGATGATGATGTTCGACAAATTGACGCCGGAGGAGATCAACAACCGCGGCGGTAAGTACCCGGTCGAGACGCTTCGGCAGGGATCGTTCCAGGGCGGTTCTGAGAACCAGTCCATGCCGGCCGCCGTCAACGGCGAGTACAAGGCGTGGGTACCGGCTCTTAAGGCCGCGTATTCGACGGGCGAGTTCTCGGGCTTCGCTCACTGGCAGACCAATGCCATGACCGTTAACGGGCGGGCCAACAAGCTCAAACTCGGCGGCATGCTCGGGGAGAAGGTGGCGGCACATACCGACAGCTTCAAGTATTTCCTCGACCAGTGCTGCTTCCGTGACGGCAAGGGCAAACTGGCAGACGCGATCGCCTCGTGCGTGACCGGTGCCGCCGGAACCGCGACCGTGACACCGTCGACCGCCAACTGGCCGGTAGATGAGATCCCGATCGGTGCACGAGTGAACTTTTACTCGTCGGCCGGCGTGATCCACAACACGGCGACAGCGGTCTCGACCGTAACGGCCGTCAACCCGACGACCGGCGTCGTCACCTTCGACAGCGTTCCGACGAATGCTACCGCAGGCGACTTCATGGTTTGGGAAGGCTCGTGGGACCTGCTGCCGAACGGCGTTTACGGACTGATCCAGAATCAGAACGTGACGATGCAGGGCATCGACGTGACGAACTACCCGAAACTCAAGGGCAATATCTACGCCGCAGGCGCAGCGTTCGATATCAAGTTCGTCAACCGCCTCCAGACCCGTGCCCGAGCGGCCCTCGGCGTCAATCTGCCGCGTAACGATTATCTTATCGTCACGCACCCGAAGCAGGTCGATGCGTATCGTAACGCGGGCTATGCCCTCAACACGATCATCACCGAAGGCAACCGCCAGGGACAGACGATGGATCTCGCGTACTCGAAGACGCAGATCAGCGGAATGGACATCTACGAGTCGAATAGCTGCGGTGAACGCAACCTGTTCGGCATCCGCATGTCCGCATTCAAGCGGTTCGAGCTTTTCAGCCCGAATCTGCTGCCGCTCGGTGACGGAGAGTCCGAATATCTGCTGCCGGTGCCCGGTACGGGAACGTACAAGCATCAGTATCAGTACTACTTCGGCTTTTTCGGCAACTTGTTCGTAACGCAGCCCGCGGCGAACTTCTTGATCGATACTCTCGACAAAACCAACTTAGGTTGAGACTAGGCTAATAGCGAGGGAATATGGACTGAGGGCGGGAACGCCCGCCCTCTTTTACAAAATCAAATGCCGCAAGTACACCAAACCTTTTACGCCGAATTTACCGCCGACCCGTCGTCGTGGGCAAGCCCGCGTCCGGGCTTTGACGCGGATAAGTTCAACCGCGAATTGGAACGGCGTGGCGGCATGATCGGAAGCGTGCCGCGATTCCGCCTGAGATGGGCGGGCGACACCGACGACTACATTCTCGAAGACTGCTACAAGCTGACCGGCTACACCTACATCGTCGACGGCGTCGAGGCGTTCGTGCCGATGACGCAGACGGACTTTGAATTTCCCGACGGATGCACGGTCGCACCGTTCTTTGAGACACACAAGATATTTACGCCCCGATGGGTGATCGAAGAGTACAACGGACTGATCTACGAAAAGTCGTGGTTCGTCGAACTGCTCGAGGAGATCGGCGGCGAATACGGCCGCATCGACCTCCGTTCGCACTACCGCGAGCCGAGCGAACGCGATATCCAGATGGCCGAGCAACTGAATTACCTGCGGCACACGCTCAATGACGACGATATCCGCAACGGCATCGCCCGAATGAATGCGATGGAAGCCCGGAAAAAGGCGAACGACAAGGAAGAGATGGCCGAAGAGATCGGCGAGATCGTCGATAAGGCATTTAAGGACGGCGTACCGGCCCCGGTGCATTTTGATATCAAACGAAGTTTCGATCCGAAAAAACGGATCGCGGAAATCTTAAAGGAAGGAAAAATATGAACGATCCAGAACAGAACCCGAATGTCAGCCTCGAAGACCTGCTCGCGATGGAAGAGGCCCCGGCGTTCGCCCCCGAGAACGTCAACCTGCGGACCGGCATCGGCGGCAACGTCGCAGAAGAGCCGGAGCGTACCGTCGGCGAGAATCCGAATGCGACCCGTTGGATATTCAATCCGTTCGAGGTCATCGACCTGCGGAACAAGCCTGCATCATGTGGGATGCTGTATTTGCAGAACGTGATCTTCAATAAGGTCAAGAGCCTGCGGATCAACGTCGGCAAGGCGTATGACGTGACCAACAATTCGCCGCTAGACGCAAAGCACAACCCCGAGAACTACGACCGCTACGACCGGACGGCGTACATGATCGGCCGCGAGCTCGAGGAACAGTACGGCGACAAGGGCGTTGTGATCGTCGAGAAGATGACGGGACAGGACGACGAGACGGTCGAGAACCTGAATACCCTGCTTTTCGGCAGCGAGGTCGAATGCGCCGCAGACATGGGCAACCCCGACCATCCGTGCCCGAACCTGCCGAACCTGCTCGAAGTGCTCCAGGAGAACGTACAGGCGAACGTCAAAGGCCTCGACGCGGGCACCAGGGCGGTCGTGCTGGCCGTTGCAACGCAGATAAGGGCGTCGATAGAGACCGCCATGCGGAATGCCCGCACGCGGATCGACGAGGCCCAGAAACGCATCCTTGACGATAAGAACCCGAACCGCACGCTGTCGATCGCCGAACAGCGGTGTTATCTCGCACTCGGCGAAGAGATCCCGAACGTCATGCCGTTCACGACCCGCAAGGCGGCCGGAATGTTCGCTCCGCAGGGGCAGAGCGTCAGCCCGGGCGAGATCGCGAACGCCGTCACCGCCGGTGTCGTTGCAGCGATGGCGGCAGGAGCCGGACAAGCCCCTGCCCCGGCCAAGACCGTCGCGATACCGAAGGCCGAGTTCGTCTCGAGCGTGACCGATGCCGCCAAGTGCGCCGCGACCAACTCCCGCGGCGAACCATGCAAGAACAAGGCCGTCGAAGGAGAGTTTTGCAAGTCGCACGCGGCCTGATACGCCGATAACGAGGTAGAAAATGTCAGCAATCGTAGTCAATTCGTTCACGATCCCGAACTATAACGGCGGCGGCTCGACCGCGAGCATCCGCATCTACGCCGACAAGTCGTTCCTGACATCGGACGGCGTGCGGATCTACAAGTCAAAGGCGGGCGGCTCGATCTGGTACAAGACGATCAGTTGCACGGTGGCGGGAACGGTCATTACCGTTCCGCAGATCACCATCGACTCGACGACCGACTCCGACAACCCGGATGCGACCTATACCGGCGTGATATTCGATTCGTCGGGCATCCAGCGTGACTACGTGTTCAAGCATTGGAGCGTTCCGACGAGCCTCGGGACGACGATATCGTTCGCCCAGCTCGTCGCACACAACAGTGCTGCGGTACTGAATACGCCGGGGCTGACATATACGCAGGAGCAGATCATCGCGGGATTCTACCCGCTCGCTTCCCTGCTGCGGTCGCAAACGGTCGCAGATCAACAATGGGATAGCGGGGATTCAGGCAATACGTCGCTCTCGGTTCAGGTCGAAGCATCCGGCAGATACGAATTCAGAGCGATGCTTTACGTTGACTGCGCAGGCTCGGCTGATTTCTTTGCCAAGATCGACGGCACGTCGACTGATACGAACATCATCGTTGAATACCTCGCCCGGAACACAAGCGGTGTATTGCAGTCCGGCGGCCGCCAATCGGTACGAACGACCGGGATCGTCCTAGGCACAAGCGGCGTCGTGGAGATCCGGGGCACGACCGAGATCAACGCGGGCGGAACGTTCCTGATATACGCGGGCCAGAGCGTGTTTGATGCCTCGGCGACAAAACTGTTAAGGGGATCGTCGCTCATTTTGACCAAGACGAACTAGGAGAGGAGCATTATGGACATCGCAAAGGTACTAAGACAGGCCCTCGACTTTTGGCAGAACCCGCCGTTCACGGAACTGCCGCCGGAGACGTTCCTGGACTGCGCCAACCGGTGCATCTCGGCCCGTTTCCTCGACCTCGACCTGACGCCCGACGCCTGCTTTGTTACGGCGAAGTCCGATACGTTCACATTCGCATCGAGTACCGCCCGCGAGAAAGACCTTTCGGAAATCATCGACGATGTTTCGCGTGTCAGCCGTGTCGAATCGCGGTCGTCGACATCGACCAACGAGGATGACTGGCAGGAAGAGCGTGTCGCATCATTCGAGAACTGGAACGACGCGGTCGAACGCGGCGACGGCGATTTCGTGTCGTTCTACGGCGTACCGCCCGCCCTGACGATGGTCGTCAACCGCGACGTTTCGGCGTACATGTTCCGGATCGTCTATCGACAACTGAGCAGCAACATCGCAACGTCGAGCGAGGTCGTCGATCTGCCGTCGATCTACGAGCCGGTGCTGGTTTACGACATCGCACTCGAGGCCGGGGAACTGATCGACAACCAGTCGCCGGAATTCATGCAGAAAAAGGCATCAAAGATGCAGTATCTCGCAATGCGGCGGGAAGATTCGCTCAAACGCATCGACAAATGGCGGAGAAGCCAACGCGGAACAGGCCCGACGACCAGACGCCCGTTCAATGACCGGGCACAGATCCTCAATACGGGCCGCCGCCGGTTCACGGTGAACTTCTAGGGAGACGCTTATGGCTTTTGACCTCAATATCGTCAAAAAACAGGTGATAGCCACGATGGGCCTGGCCGTTCGCGATTCCGCGACCACGCCGTCCTATACGACGTCGCTCGGAGACACGACCTACGCAACAGAAGAACTGGACCGTGCGATACAGTCCGCCGTGACGACGATCATGCAGGCGATATGCGAGACGGAAGGCCATCCGCTGCGCGGACTGTTCACGACCGCCGGAGCATTGACGCATGGCTCGCAGATACCCGTTCATTACGGGCCGATCGGCGTCCCGAGGATTACGCCGTACTCAGGGGCGTCCTACACCATCACCGGCAAGCGTAAATCGAGCGAAGAGATCGCGGCGTACCGGGCGAACCCGAACAATTACTACTCGGAGGTCGCACATAACGCCTCGAGCGGCGGGAACCACTCGAAACTTGCGGGATTCTACGCGATAGACGGCCAGACGATCTATTTCACGGGCTTTTCGGCCGTTGCGGACATCGCGAACTTCGTCGAGGCCGATTACACGCTGCTGCCGGACAGCCGTTACCCGGTGGCGATCGACCTTTCGATAGCAAAACTCAAGAAGGACGGCGACATCTCGGATATTTTCGAATATTACATGCAAATGGGCATGGCCGAACTGAAATGGATCAAAGACGGGCAGCTATCCCAACCGTCGATGCAGAAAACACTTGGAAACAGGGATAACGGGGCGAAATAGCGACAATGGAACTACCTGATTTCCTGAAACTGCCGGAAGAGGACATTGCCCGAGAGAAACATCGGCAGGAACGCCTGCGTCAAGAGTTCAACTCGCGGGCAAGGCTTTCGCCGGCCGAGCAGGAAGCGGGACGGGCACAGGCGATCGAGCCGACGCTGCGGCAAAGCCTGCGGGCGACGAAGGATCCGGCTGAAAAGATGCGTCTCAAGAGCCAACTGGCCGAGGCACAGGCCGCCCAGGGGCATTTTTTGCAAGCAAGCCGGACGACCGGCGTCAAGGAAGAGCGTGCATTCTACAAAAAGGCGGCAGAAGCGATCTTTAACGGCCGCGAGTGCCCTTGCAGCCCGCCGCTCGAGACCGTGAACGGCAAAACCATCCGGTTGCCGCGTTATCGGGCGATCAAAGAGGTCAACTCGCTCAAACATCACCAATTCGGCTACTTGGTCGAGTGTAATCGGTGCCAAAACTGGGCGTTCGTCGGCAGCAATCCGCTTCCCGAAGGGCCGGAAGGGGCAAGCGACGCGGAGGTATTACGGGCATAGATGAAACGCAACCGACTCGCACGATATATTCCGCTCGAATACGAGTCCAGCGGGATTCAAAGCACCGAAAAGCCGAACATCCTATCGCGCGGCTCGAAGAACGTGCTGATAACCGGTGCCGGAAAGCCGCAGGCCGCCAAACTGCCGCTTCTTCTAGCCGGTAAGCTCGGTGCACGGTTCATGTGCAACGCGGGCAACTCATACGGCGGACTCGGATCCTATGCTGACAGCAGCGGTTCGGGATCGGTCGTCAGGGTCATGGCCGGACTGTTCTTTGCGGGAACCGGGCAACTCTATTACGACGGAGCGGCCATTGCCGGAGCGACCGCATCATCCATTCTCCAACTGAAACTGCTCGCGTCGGGTGCATTCGGCGGCTCGCTGTATCAGGCGGGACTCAGCCAGCCGTCGGCCCCGACCATCGCGACGCGGACAAGCCTCGGGGCGGGCATGACGGGCAAACTGAAGGCGGGCACGTACACCGTTCAGGTCTATAAGATCAGGACAGCGACCGGATGCCGCTCGAACGCCAGCCTCGCATCGAACTACGCGATCGCCGTCGAGGACAACAACATCGGACAGTCGATGCGGGTCACGTTCCCGGCGGCGGACACGAACGGCGGGGACCGCTGGGGCATCTGCGTAACGCCGCGGAACTTCGGCACGACCGGCCCGTACTTTCTATTGCAGGAAGTGGCCGAAGCAAGTTTGACGACCATTGATTCGGTGCCGCGGTCTTACGAGATCGAATGGGCGGACGGCGACCTTGTGGGTAAACCGCTTGCGCCGATCGAATCCTATCCGCCGCCGGCGTGCATCTTTGTCGGAGCTCTCGGAAACTCAGTATTTGTCGACGGATGCTACGGCGATACCGTTTCGGGCGTCTCGGCAGGTGCTCCGGGCACGGTCATCGCGTGCAGCCTACCGCTCCGGCCCGAAGAATTCCCCGCCGACTGGCTTGCCTTTCCGCCCGATAGCCCGACGTGCCTGCTGCGGGGCGGCGACGGATTCTACTACCGCTTCGGGAAGAACTCGCTCGGCGTTATTGCATACACGGGCGGCGAACCTGCGATCAGCTATCAAACTCTCTGGGGCACGACCGGCGTCAGTTACCCGCATAACGCGGTGGTGGCCGAAGGCGGCCGATTGTACGCGAAGACGGGCACAAAAGGACTGGTACGGATCGACGACAACGGCAACCCGGACTCGACCTGGGCGGCAGGCTTTGTCGACGACATTGAAAGCTGGTCGGACGCCAATACAGTGCTCGGATGGGACGAGAACCATCAAACGCTGTGCATCATGAACGGCCTGACGATCATCCCGTTCAATACAACGCTCAATAAGGCAGGGGCACCGCTCGACCTGACGGGCCAGGTAACCGGCAATATCGTCGCGGCGGTGACTCATCTCGGTTCGCTGTATATCGCATGCCTCGATTCGGGCACGACCTCGATAAAACTCTACCAATTCAACGCCGGAACGGGCATGGCGATGGAGATATACACCGACTGGCACTTCCCTGAGACGGAGACCGAGTACATCCGCCAGATCGACATCAAGGGACGGTTCGACACGACCAACCCGATCACGCTCAAGGTATTCAAGAACGAAAGTCTGGTGACGCCGGTGCTATCGACAACGATCACGCCGGTAGCAGGATCGCCGATCCGCCTGCCGCCGTGGAAAGGACTGATACCGGATCTTTCAAGCTGGTGCATCTATCTCAAACAGACCGCCGGAACGTCCGACGCGGGCTTTGAGATGATCGACGTTGCCGGATACGGCCGCAAGGTCGCGAAATAGCCATAAACAGCCATGAACAGCGCCAACAAAGACTATTTTCACGACCTGCTGACACAGCCGAACGAGCGTGTTGGCGAACGGATACCGGCGGCGGAAGTTTCGTACACGCCGGGCGGGTTCCTTGCAAGCTCGACCGTTCAGGAAGCCCTTGACGCGGCAGCGGCGGGCAGCGGTGCAGGCTCAGGATCGGGCGGCGGCTTTATGATACCCGGAGAGGACGGAGTTCCCGGTGAAAGCTGGATGATACCCGGCCCCACTGGACCGGCTGGAGGAAAGGGAGCCGATGGAACTCAAGGCGTACAGGGGCCGATGGGCTTTGCAGGCTTTGATGGAATAGATGGTGAAGGATGGATGATCCCTGGTCCGGTAGGCCCGCAGGGTGTCGCAGGAGGCAAAGGGGCAGACGGCATAGACGGGGCACAAGGGCCTCGCGGCTTTCCCGGCGAGGACGGCTACCCGGCGGAAGCCGAACTGATCTTCATTCAGCCGCCGAACATACTGGTCTCGAACGCCATGTCTGTCGTTGTGCTGGGAGCGGACGTTACCAACAATAATGCCGTCGCAAATACTATTGCCGATGTCACGGGGCTATCATTTTCCGTTATTGCGGGTCAGACGTACTGGTTTGAATTCATTATTCCGTACACATCGGCCGCAACGACCACCGGCTCGCGGTGGTCTATAAATGGCCCCGCCGCCCCGACGCTGCTCGCCTATCGCTCAGAATATACACTGACGGCGACATCGCTGACGAACAACAGCGCATCGGCCTATGATACGCCGGCCGCAGCAAGTGCATCGTCATTGACCGCAGGCAACATCGCAACGATCTGGGGAATTATCACGCCGTCGGCAAACGGCACTGTGGTCGCCCGCTTCGCATCGGAAATTTCGTCGTCGGCCATCGTTGCAAAAGCGGGAGCGACCTGCCGCTGGCTCAGAGTACTTTAACTTTTAGATAACAGGAGACATCATATGCCGCAAAACAAAACTTTCAGATTCGGGCCAATCGCTTTAACGAATACGCTCACGACCAATTTACTCAATCCGGCCGCTGCAAGCGGCGGCGTGAACGGAGGATCGTCAGGCCAATACATCATTCTCAAGCACATACGCGTCGTCAATAAGACGGCCGGAGCCGTGACTTGCTCGTTCTGGCTCGGAGCTACGGGAGCGAATGCCGCCGGGACCGAAGTCATTGCTCAGGGCGTAAGTATCGCGGCCAACAGTTATCTCGACTGGTACGGAATGCTTCGGCTTGACACGACGGACTTTCTTGTCGGCGGAGCCAGCGCCAATACTTCCTTGAGCATCGAAGGCGAGGGAGAGGTAGGCGTAGCTGGTTAATTGCGACGGTCATGGGGAAGTTCACATCCGATACTCCGATCAAGGACCAACTGGTGCAGGTTGCGATCAACACCCGCAACCGGTCGGGCATTGATCCGCGCACTCGGACAATACTTCCCTACGACCCGTCGAACGCACCGGACGCCGACGATCCGGTCACGGTCATCGCCGCGAATTACGTCGACAACTCCGACTTCGACTTCTCAAAGAACGGCTACATTGCATCGGGAGCGGGCGACGCTGACTACGAATGCTACAACTTCTATCGCCAGCGGTTCATAAAGGTCACGGACCTGGCGACGACCGCGGCAAGCAACGCCGTCACAAGCGCATCGAACCCATTCCAATCGACGTTCACGTACCCGATGGACTTCGTTCTATTGAACGGAGCGGCAAGCGGGGCGGCGATCTCGGGCTATATCAACCGGAACGCATCGGACGGAGCCGCACTGCTGTATTCCGACGCAGGGATGACAACGCCGTTGAACGTTAACGGCACGCTGACGAACGCCGTGCTGTGGATGGGTACGACATTGGCGGAAAGTGCGGCCAACGCCTTGAAATTCGCCGGACACTCGCTCTACGCCGCCAACGAGGGCACATTAAGCATAATCCCGCGATGGGACCGCACGAACGGCTGGGGCGAACTCGGCTCGAATACCGCGACCGACGCATGGGACATCGCAACACCGCTGCCGCTGAATTTTATCAGGGCCGGGCTGACGTTCTATTTCCGCCTGATTGTCTCACGCCGGAGCGGAGCGACGCCGGGCGGCCCGTACCGGATCAGTTTCGGCATATTTGACTCGACAAGCACGCAGAAGCGGTTCCTCGAAAGTTCGAACCTGACGCTGACCGCCGGACCCGTCGGAACGACCGGGGCAACGACCTACAATTACTGCATACTCGCCGACCTCGACGACGGAACGACCGTGGCGTCGAACGTGGCAACCTTTGCGAACGGCAACGCGACGCTCTCGACGTCGAACTACAATCGCCTGACGTGGACAAACGCCCCGAACATCCTGAATTACCGCATCTATCGCGAAACGGGCGGCGTGGTCAAGCGTATTTTCACGATCCGCAACGGCGCACATGACTACAACGACTACGGCACTGACGAAGGCGAGACGCCCGTGGCACTGCCGACGGCAGGAGCCTTGCGGCCGGTCGCTTACGCCGTTTCACGGGAATTCACGCTGACGGGAACGGGAACGTGGCAGAACGTGCTGATGTCGATGGAGATCCCCGCGACCTACGACTCGAGCCTGACGACCGGCAAGCAATGGCTGCGGTTCGGCATCGAGGGAGCGACGGGTGACGCCCGCGAACTGACGTTCGACCGCGTGATGCTGTCAACATCGGACGGAGGCTGGCAAAGATCGGCCCGCGACCTTAACAAGATCCTGAGCCAGACGCCGACAAGCCTGCCGACGACGAGCGGCGGCCAGGGCGGATCGTGCTTTACGCTCGACACACCAGTGCTGGTCTGTGACAAGTTCGGAGCGGGACTGCATGAACTGCCGATCGGCGACATCGAGCCGGGAATGTACGTGTTCTCGGGCAACCGCGTCCACCGTGTCGTCGATATCGTGCCCGGATGGACGAAGACCCTGATCGATACACAGCTATCGAGCGGCGTCGAGTGGCGATGCAGCCCGTCGGAACGGTTCATCACGAGCAAGGCCGACCGAAAAGGCACGCCGATAAGCGAATTGACACTCGGCGACGAGATATCGGGATGGCGCCGTGACCGCAAGAAGCAGGCCGAGATCACAAGGTACCAGGTATTCGACCACACAGACGAACCGATGCCCGTCAGGACGCTCGTACTGCGCGGAGGCAAGACATTCTGCGTCGGACAGCTTACCGGATGGCGTAAGGCCGTCGAGAGAGCCAGAAACCGCTTACGGCGTGCTCTCGGCCTCGAACCGCAGTTCACGAAGGCCGTCGCCCACAACCGCAAGTCCGGGGATGAGATAATCCTTGTATGATCGTCGTAAAACGCCTGCCGGCGGACAAATACGAACGCCTGAAGCGGATATTCCGCGAGGAATTCGACTCAGACCTGCCAGAGCCGGAGAATTCGGAGATATTCGTGGCGATCGACGACGGGAAACTCGCCGGATTCGTACTCGCCGAGGACATCAAGATGGTCGGGCAGATATACGCCGCACCCGCGTACCGTGACAGGTCGATCGAGGTCGTTATGCCGCTGATACGCGAGATCCGCGACAATTATGAAGGCAACGCCGTCGTCGGAACGCTTGCCAGCGAGCCGAGATTCGGAAAATTATATGCTTCTCTCGGGATGGAACCCATCAGCGGCGACTTCTGGCGAAGAAATATTGCAAAGAAAAGATTGTAATTTGCTTCATTATGTGTAAAATGAGGCTAGATGAGCACCGTGCCGCTCAAAAGCATGCGACAACCAGCGATCTGTTAGCGCTTTTGGCCTGGTAACGTCGCAGTTAGAAGGCCCAAGACCAGAATTAGGTAAAGCCGTCCGAGTATAAGACTTGGCGGCTTTTTTGTTTTTGCAAAAGGATTTATATGGGATCAAGACGCGGCAATAACCCTCCACCGGCATCATACGCAGCTCCGGCACCAGTTCAGGCATCGGCATCGCAAACGCTGCTCGACCAGCGGAACACGCGTTTATTGAACGCCCTTGATTCGGGCACCGACGTTCGCAACATTAAAGAGCTTAACCCTTATCTCAATCTTTTCGATTCGTCGGTCGCGAACAACCAGAACTACACAGGGCAGGGCCTACTGAGCCAAAACGAACTGTCCGGCGGCAACAGCCGTCAACTCGGCCTGATCGCACAGCAAACTCAGGCAAGGCAGAAGCAGCAGGCACAGGGCGACCTCTACAACAGCGTTCAGGGAGCGCATCAGGCGGCAGAAAGCGGACTCCAATGGGGAGCGGGTATGGACCAGAACCGCGAGATGGGCAACGCCCAGATGCAGAACCAGCGTTACACGACGATCTGGAGCCGTCCGCCGCAGCCGTCGCTGCTCGGGCAGATATTACGCGGAGCAGCGGGCGGAGCGGCAGCCTTTGGATTCTAAGGAGCAATTATGGGATACAACATCACGAAACCGCTGACCGTCGCGAACGCAAGCGGACTTGTCAATTTGTTAAGTCTTCTTGTTGCTGCGGGTTATCAAGGCCCGGCAATCGTACAGGTCGGCGGATATCTGCAAAACATGGACGCGGCGATCGATTGCTACATTCATTTTACATCTTCGAATGACAGCAGTCTGCTGACGTCAACTGACGGCATTCCGTTCGGCGCGACCGCCGGACTGTCGTCAGGGTTCATTCTCGTGAAGGGTGATGACCTCTCAACGACATTCCTGTACGCCGCATCAGGTTCGATCACGATCCAAGCGGCGATACGAAACTAAGGAGTAAACATGAAGCGAATTTTCTTTGTACTGGCGATCCTTTTTGCATTGTCGTGGACCGGTTATGCACAGATCGGGCCGACGCCTGCGCCAAAATATTTAGGGAAAAGGGCGGCAGATCCGGCAACCTGCGCAGAAGGATCAACCTACTACAACACGACCATCCATCTATTCAAGTTCTGTTCAGCCACAAACACCTGGACGAACTGGATAGGTTCGGGCGGAACCGGCATCTTGACGCTTAACGGCCTGACGGCCGATCCGCAAAGTTTCGCGACCGGCACGGCCGGCACGGACTTCACCATCAGCTCGAGCGGCTCGACACATACTTTCAACCTTCCGACCGCATCGGCATCAGTTCGCGGCCTGCTTTCGTCAGCTAATTTCAGCACGTTCAACGGCAAGAATGACGGGATCCAGTTCAAGGATGAAGGTACAAATTTAGGCACATCGGCAACGGTAACAAGTGTTGACTGTGTTGGAGCGGGCATAGTCTGCTCAAGGGCGACGAACGCTCTGACGATCACGGTGGCCGGAGGCGGCACAGGTGACGCTCTGACAACGAACCCGCTGTCTCAGTTCGCATCTACGACCTCGGCACAGCTTGCAGGCGTGATAAGCAACGAGACTGGATCGGGAGCTCTTGTCTTCGGCACTTCTCCGGCTCTGACAACGCCTAATTTCAGTTCGATAGTAAACACCGGAACGCTTACCCTTCCGACCGCGACGGATACGCTCGTAGGACGTGCAACGACCGATACGCTGACGAATAAGACGATCAGCGGTGCGTCGAATACGATCTCGAACATCAACCTTGCGTCTCAGGTCACAGGCAATCTGCCGGTCACAAACCTGAACAGCGGTACGTCCGCAAGCTCGTCAACCTATTGGCGTGGTGATGGTACGTGGGCGACACCGGCAGGAAGTGGCGGAACGGCGACAGCGGTGCAAACCGGAACGTCTTTGCCCGGAACCTGTACGGTCGGTGACGTCTATATGATCTCGACCGACGGACGTACTTCACTATGTACGGCAACAAACACTTGGAGCGAGATTCCCGAAGCCTCAACTGCCGGATCATCGGCCAATCAGGTACTTGGAATCAACGGCTCAAACAATGGTTGGGAGACAAAGACGCTGACGAACTCGGCCACTGTTACCTGGTCGCACGGTGCCGGAACGGCAACGGCGAGCGTGCCGGACGGATCGCTTGGGCTTGCAAAGCTCTCGGCCACCGGGACGCCTTCAAGCTCGACCTATTTACGCGGTGACAACACCTGGGCGACGCCGGGCGGTTCTGGTACGGTCACGGCATCGGGCGGCTCTCTGACGGCCAACAGCGTCGTTCTCGGTGCAGGCACGACCGACACGAAGGTAGTCGCAGGCATCGTTACGGACGGAACGAGCAAGCTGACACTAGGTACATCAGGATCGAATGTCGGCTCGGTATCGTTCAACAATGCGACCAGCGGCACGATCAACCTCGCACCGACGACCGGAGCATTAGGAACATCGAACCTGGTCCTTCCCGCAGCTTCCGCAACTCTGAGCTACACGGTCGCAAGCGGCACATCTGCCCTTGGAACGAGTGCTATATCATCCGGTACGTGTGCAACGGTGGTCACAACGACCGCGACCGGAACGGCCACCACTGACGTTATCTGGTGGGGCTTCAATGGAGATCCGACAGGGGTTACGGGCTACGCGCCGGCAACGGCAGGAATGCTGACGATCATCGCTTATCCGTCATCGGGCAACGTCAACTACAAGGTCTGCAATAATACAGCGAGTTCGATCACGCCCGGAGCGATCACGCTTAATTGGAGAGTGGTTCGATAATGAAAGTTCTACTTAGATCTCTACTATTTACTCTACTACTACTCTTGGTGGTCCCGCTCGGGCTGCAAGCCCAGGGCGGTATGGGGCCAGGGCCCGGCACCGTTCATACGACCGGAGGCGGGGGTGGGGTAACCTTCGATGCGACGGCCTCGACGTCCGGGGACGGCGGAAGTTTCTCGTATTCGCACACCTGTACCGGCAGTAATCTTTACCTGGTCGTCGGCATCTCGTTTCTCAATTCGGCAGGCAGATCGGTCAGCGGGGTGACGTACAACAGCGTGGCTATGTCCTCGCTTGGAACTGCCACGAACGGCATTTACAGCGTTCAGCTTTGGGGACTTGCTAACCCTGCGACCGGGGCTCATAACGTGGTAGTCACGATGGGCGGTCCACCGAACAGTACATCGATCGGTTCGGTCAGCTTTACGGGTGTCAACGCGTCGACGCCTACATCCGGCTTTGCGAGTGCGACGGGAAGCTCAGCAAACCCTGCGGTAACAGTTACGTCCACGACAAGCAGTATGGTCCTGGCGGCCACGATCGACGCGGGCAGCACTTCGCTTACGGTGAACAAGACACTCCGCTGGAACGCGATCCTTGGAACCGACACGCCTCGCGGCGGCGGAGCTACCGCGGCGGGAGCTTCATCTGTGACCACGACTTTTACCGGCAGCAATAATTCCTGGGCGACCGCAGGGATCAGCATAGATCCGTAAAATTATGAAAGCACTACTTACGATAACTCTCTCTCTGTTTCTGACGTTAAGCTCCATTGCTCAAACGGTCACGGTCGGAAGTACGTCTTACCAGACCTGGAAAGGATGGGAAGCGACCGCTGAGGCCGGGCAGGACAACAATGCGACCGCAGGGGCGTATGAGTACCCGTCTACGACCTACGCGAACTATAAAACAGCCCTTCTGGCTGCAATGGCTGACTTCGGGCTCAACCGTTTTCGTATCGAATTTTCGATGGCGGACGTAAATGCGACCGGATTTGATATCGACTCGGGTAACGCGGCGATCCAGCCGTCAACGGCTACCAGCGGCCAATGGCACTACGACCGCGTTCATCACGCAATGGACGACCTGATCGTGCCATATATGACGCTCTTGGCGGCTCAAGGTGAGACGCCGTACATTACGATATGTATTGTCGATTTTAAGTCCGCAGGGTACCAGGCCGAGGCGGTCCCGTCAGAGTACGCTTACCTTGTCGACCACGTTGTCGCAGATTTCTATACGACCTACGGGTTCCTGCCGAATGCGATCGAATCGATCCTCGAGCGGGATAATCAGGCAGGCAGCGCGTGGACTACAAACAACCTTTCCGACGATATCGTGGCCGCCGATGCCCTGCTTGTTTCTCACGGCTACACCGGCATCAAATGGATCACGCCGTCCGACACATCCGGCCCGCAGTCAGATCCTGATTACATTGCGATGAAGGGCCACAACGCCGGGATAGTCGGACTTGTGAACGAGATCGGTTTCCATAAATACGTGGCGATGGACACCAGCCACCTGAACGCCATCAGGACGACTGCCGAGGGAGATGGGATCAACGCGGCTATGCTCGAGTGCGCTGGGGCGGACGGGTGTAGCACACCGACTCATCTTGACCTGTATGAAGATCTGGTAGAAGGCAGAGTGTCGTCCTGGGAACAGTACACGGTTGCATTTCCACACCCTGACGTTCCGCCAGGGGCATACTACGATGGGGGTTCTGCTTACTTCTTTGTAGACAATACAACGCCGTGGGCGGTTCCTCTCAGTAAAATGGGTAAGTATCTTCGGCACTACTTCAAATATATCCGGATTGGGGCAGTAATGAAGTCGGTCACGAATACCAGTTCTAACTTCAAAGGGGTTCCGTTCGTTAATGCGAACGGCACCTATGTAATGCCGATCAAGTGTCTGACGAGCGGGACGATCACAGTAGCCGGACTTCCTGCCGGGACCTACGGGATTAGGTACACGACCGGAGACGGGACCAATGCACCGTCAGCTTACGACCAAGCTCTATCAAATCAAACGATCTCAGGCGGCGGAACGGTCGTGTTTACGATGCCGGCCGCGGGTGTCGCAACAGTTTATGACGTGAACTATCTGACGCCGACGCTTACCTGTCATTACTTTTTCAGCACGAAGATCTCAGGATGCCCGTAATGAAGCGACTGATACTCATTATCTGCCTGTCACTGTTAAGCGTTTATTCGGCGCTTGCCACTGACTACTACGCGTCCACGACCGGATCGGGCTCGACGTGTTCGGTCGGTTCGCCTTGTTCTCTTGATACCGCTCTCGCCAAGACCGCGATCAACGGCAACACGCTGTATCTTCGCGGAGGCACCTACTACGGCAGATATGTAAGCTCTCTTGTCAGTTCGACGGTCAAGAGCTTCCCGAACGAATGGGCGATCATCGACGGATACCGCACGACCACGACCAGCGGGAGCATCAACGCGTCAGTTACATCGGTTACGGTGGGCGATACCGGGCTGATGGTCAACGGCACAGTGCTGGCGATCGAGAATGAAGACGTATATGTGACCAGTGTTGCCGGAAGCGTGGTGAACATTATCCGCGGCTGGAACGGCACGACAGCGACCTCACACGCATCAGGAACGACCGTTTGGGCGAAAGGTAATACATTCACGGTCAACGGTTCCGGCACGACCTATCGAGACTTTGAGGTAATGGACTCAAACCCGAACAGATCATTTGCAACGCTCGGAGATGCCAGCGGACGCAAGGGCGGGGAAGGCTTTTGGGTAACCGGTCCGAGCAGCACGTTTATTAACGTCATCGTTCACGATTGCCAGGACGGTTTTTTTCTGGTGGAGACGGCCACGAATGTCACGGTCTACGGAGCGATCGTTTACAACAACGGCCACGTTGACCCGAATCGCGGGAACGGCCACGGCCTGTACGTTCAGAACAACACCGGTACCAAGACCATCAGTAACGTCATTTCGTTTAACAACTTTGCGACCGGAATGAAAGGCTACGGCGAGGGCGGATACGCGAATAACATTACGTTCACGACCAACACCAGCTTCAACAACGGCTCGCCTGCTAATTTTACCGGGAATCCTGCAGGCTACAACGCCTTTCACCGATTTGTCGGTATCACGATCGGTACGGCGGTCAATCCGCCTCAAAACGGTACGATCACCGGAAACTACCTTTATCAGCCGCCGACAGCGGTTACAGAAGAAGGGAACATCAAAGCCGGATATATCTCGAGTGGCGGAACCGGTCTGACGATCACCAACAACTACATAATGGGCGGGAGCGATGCCCTGTCCGTTATCGGTTTTGACGACGCGGTGGTGACTGGGAACCACTTCTACTCCGGCAATACGCTCGCCACGATCAACAATTCCGGAGTGGGGACGGCCTCATATACCTGGAACAACAACGAATACCACGACCTCGGCGTTCTCGGGGCGGGGAGCGTGCCTTACTCGTTTGCGATCAATACGCTGACGAACCGTTTTGGCGGTGGAATTCTGACCTACGATGATGTTGGAAATGGCACCGGCAAAGGCTGGAAGCAGTGGTCCGGCTTCGATACGACCAGCACCTACGACCAGCTCGCTCCAAGCACGAACGTCACGGCTGTTTTGCCGAACGCTTACGAGGCTGGAAGGGCAACGATAGTCGTCTACAACTGGCAGTTGTCGGATCCGGTCACAGTCTCGCT